AAAGTTCCATCAGAACTTAAAGTAAAGTTAGTCGCAGTTCCTGCTACCTGAGTTCTACTTAATTCATAGTACTGATTGCCAGATATAGTTCCCTGACTTATCCCACCATTTAAAAAGTATTCAGCACTACTGTCATATTCGTAGAGTACTATATTGGTTCCGTTAATTGCTGTTGCCATTTATTAAATTATATTAAAGTATTATAAAACAGTTCATAAGTGTTTGTTGCAGTAACATTCGTATCTGATATTTTAAGCAAAGTAGCCTGAGTGCTATCTTCAACATAGTTTATAGTTGCATTTCCTAACATATATGAATTGCTTGCTATATTAATTTGTGCTGGATCAGTATCTGTTGCTTTTAGCATTTTAGATGCATTCATATATCCATTAGAAGTATCAAAACTAGCTAATTGACAATCTAAGTTTATAATATTAAATCCTAACACATTCATGTATTGTTGCATTAATAATTCAATTAAACTAGCATATGTTCCTGCTTTACCATATTGATACCATGTACCAAATGCAGCACCTGAACTATTCATAAATGCACCTGTCTCTACTGGATATGTTCCTGAAGCAGAATAAACACCATATGGTATTTCTATTTCCTTTGAATATTCACTATTTGCACTTTGAGAAATAGTATAATCTACTTGGCTTAAAAGTGGTATAACTTCAAGCTTAAAATCTCCAACTTGTATAAATTCACATGTTCCTGTTTCTACTGCAATAGCAAAAGCTATTTGACCAGGTATTGGTATAACTCCAGTTTCAAAAGTAAAGGTATTAATTTGACTTCCAGAAGTTCCTGTATATGCTGGTATTGAATAATAATCACCTACAGTTGAACTCCATGCTGTACCATCCCAAACATAATAAGACGCACCCGAACTTACACTTAAATATACATTACCACGATAACCACTTAAAGATTGACTAAAATATGTCCAACTAACCTTTAATCTACTTGCAGCTCCTATATATGGTCCAGCAGCAGGGTTTAATCCAACAACTGGTTGCAATTGCAGTGTTGCACTTGAACTTAGTCCTCTATTAAGAGTCATTGTTGCTGTGCTATCTGTAACATTGTTTACATATGTTGTAGAACCTGCTCCTGTATAACTAGCATTCCAATTCTCAGGTTGAACACTTGATCCAACTTGTAATGGTCTTAAATCGCCATTAGAAAAGAAATTTTTAGCAGTTTCAACTTTCTTATTATAGAAAATCTTAGAAAATCCTTTCTTTAATAATTTAAACTGGTTATTATTTATAAAGTAAACACCACTGGTATTACCATTGTAAGCTTCTATAGTACTTAATAAATTTAATGTTGTAGGAGTACTCACAACTGTACCAGTATAAGTATATTCAGTAAAGTTAATAGTTGTATTAGCAAATGTATTAATTGAAACAACCCACCATTTACCACCTGCCATAAACACTCTACAACCAAAAGATTTGGCTAAATTTCTTATTATTTCTAAACATGATATATATGTACCATCTTCATTAATAAATGTCCTATAAGGCAAATAAGCCTGATTAAACGGATCTGCAGTAGCACTTGTGCCTCTATCTGTCATTCCAGTACCATAGAAATTACAGCTAGTTACTATATTTGGAGTTGTTGGTAAGCTTAAACTATTTAAACAAGTCCTAAAGTAATATAATACTGTATTTGTCGTATTAGTATTAGTTCTATTGCTAATAGGTAATGGTATATCTTGTAACATACCTAATCCATCAACACAGTTAAAATACAATAACTTTCTGCCTGTAGAAAATGATATTTGAATATTATCACTAATAACCCAACCAGTCCATTCTAAATCTGCATCAATATAAAGTTTTGCAAAGTACTTTCTGTCATCTAAAGTCACAAAGTTTGGCATTACGCTTAAACTCTCTACCCAAGATGTTCCATCATAATATTCTGTAATATCTATAGATGCGTTTAATTGACTAGAATATATAGACTCAAACGGATCATCAGATTGTGGCAAATATTCTAATCCAACATTAACACCGTTATACTCATAAACAGTTCCAGTATATCCATCTTCTAAAAGATATAAATAAACTGTCTTATCTGCTCTTGTAGCGTATGTTATCTTATATTTATTTCCGTATGCCATTATACTCCTCTTCTAAGGTTTAATGAATTTTCACTTCTATTTAATGCCAAAACTAAATCATTACCTCTTAATACAAACGAACCACTATCATTGCTAGGTAAACTTGATTGTATATTGTTTATCGCATTAGTGCCTGTAGAAGCATCTACTGCACCTGCTGCATTTGCTCCGCCACCAATAAGACCGCCTAATCCCATTCCTTGACCTATTAAGCCTCCTAAAACCTTATTAAATCCTCCTGCAGCAGCAAGCTTGCCTGGGAATAATATTGACATTAAAATTACTGCAGCTAAAGCTGTAGCAACTACTTTTGCCAATTGTTTTAATACACTCTGGAATGCATTAGTAAGAACTTCTCCTAAACTCATTCCTTTGTCTATTAGCATATCAAAAGAAGGTCCTAAAGCATTCATTAAACCATTACCAACTTGCAATAATGATTTATAAGCTTCATCAGCTATAGCTTTTGTAATGTCACTTAATTTCTTTGAATTATCTGCTATTCTTTTAACATAATCATCATAAGTTATTGCACCAATCATCAATCCTTCTGTTAAATCAGCATTTTTTTGCAATAAAATCTCTTTTTGAGCATTTTTATCGTTTTCTGCAAAATCTAAAAGATTGTTATAATATTGATCTATATCTGATAATTGATCATTATATTTTTGTTTTGTTGATTGATTTAATTCTTCATTATCACTAATTTGCTTATTAGTAATTTTTTCATTTAAATCATATATTTTTTTATAAATATCTGCAGTTTTATCATACCATTCAACTGTTGATATTAAATTATTTAATAATAAATCGTCATATGTGGCTTGTTGACTTTGTAATATTTTTTTCTGAGCTTCATCGTCTTTTGTAGCAAAATCCAATTTAGAGTTATAATATTGATCTACCGCCTTAGTCAAATCAAAATATTGTATTTTCTCTTTTTTTATTTTGTCTTTTGTCTCTTTATCTTTTTTAACAGTAACAGGCTTTATTCCAGCTTTAGCTAAAATTGCATTTGCTTCTTTATCAAGAGCAGCACCTTCTGCCATTAATAAATCAAAAGAAGAAGCTGCAGAGTTTATTACTTCTTGTGTAGCTTGTGTATTAATTTCTACAAAATTCTTAGTTAATTTATTTACATAACTAAATAAAGCAGCAGGATCAAATCCCATTATACCAACTTTATCTAACGCATCCATTGCAGATGCAAATTTTTCTAAAAATGTTGTATTGTCTTTCCCAGATGCTAGTCTTCCCTTTTTAAACTCTTCTTGTGCTTGAGCATATTTTTCATTAGCCATAGCCCTAATTGCCATAGCCTTAACATATGCACCAGACTTTTTAATAAATATAGATTCTGCTTCATTTACATTTTTAGCAATACCCCAAGTATCGCCATATGTTTCGTTATATTTCTTTAATGCTTCTTCCGCATTAATGCTTCCAGTTTTTACGCCATCAAAAATGCCTTGCATTTTACTTAATTCTACTAAAGCTTCTGATTCAGCTTCTGCAGATTTAGTTATAATGTCTGTTTGTCTCTTTTGAGCTTCTGTAAGCTTATTTATGCCATCAATTGTTTTTGATGTATTATTATCCCAAATTGTAAATAATGCAATTAAAGCAGAACCAGCTAAATATAATGGACCAGTTAATCCAGCAAACCCACTCATTAAAGCTGGTAAGTTATTTTGAATACCTCTAAATCCAAATGGCAAATCTTGTACTACTAACGCAAGGTTAGTCCACATCATGTTATTTTTTCTCAAATTGCTTCCTGATTTATCAAGTGCATTACCTGCACCTGCGACTGCACCTTCTAGTCTTTGAAAACTATTTGAAGCAGGATTTATTCCATTAACAACAAGAGCCGTTAAGCTTTTTTGATATGTAGCAGCAGCCGCAGCAGCCTCTTTAGAATCAACGCCAAATCTCTTTATAACAGCCTCAAGATTTTTAAAGCTTTCTTCAATTTTTTTAGTAATCTTATCAAATTCCTTGCCTGTGCCTGTAAAATCACCAATCATATCATAAAGTGCTTGTTGCACTCCTGATATATCTAATCCGAGTTTTAATTCTACTTGATTCTCGCTATTTGCCATTACCAACTGGTTTTAAATTATTATACTTTTCTAGAACCTTATTTAACTCTTCTTGGCTCATTACTTTTTGTTTCACAAAGTTACGATTATCGCAATCAAGTTCTAAAAGGTCTTTAGGCTTTACCTTTTTCCCTTTTGGCAATTGTATGTTAACTAAAATTGTTGTTTGCCATCTAGTTCTAATCCACTCTTGCTCTTCTTTATGTCTGTGTCCATACCAAACAAAATCTAACTCAGCCATCGTCATATCCCAAAACAAATGGGGAAGCACTTGGCACTCCCCCATTGTATATCTTTCAATATCAATCCACTCTAATTTTTTTTTACACCATTACCTTTTTTAGCCTTGTTTTCAGTATCTAGTCCACTATTCATGCTTTCTGATAAAGAGTTCATTATTTCTTGAAATTTAGCACTACCAATTCCCCCTATATCATCTACCCAATCGCAAACATCTATATCCGTAAAGTTAGGTGTAATACCTTCTTTGTACAATGGATATTCTGCTGCTGACTTTAGTAAATTAACTAAAGCATCTAATGTTCTTGGTCCACTCAAAGCTTGACCTATTTCAGATGGTCCAATCCCTTGTAACTGACAAAATCTTTTTAAAGACCATGTGCAGAAACGCATTGGTATGCTTGTACCATCCGAAAGTGTTAATTCGTAATGCCCTCTCATATATGTTGTTGTTTTTGGTTATTAGTTAGTTGCTTGAGTCAAAGCACCAGTTCCAGTGAAAGATACTGAATAAGTTACTGGAGACTCCATGTCAGCAGTAATATCCATACTTTCAATGAAAGCAGAACCAGACCAAATCAAGTCACCTGTTACTGGAGTTGTTCCACTAACTGTAGTAAACTTAACTGTTACAGCAGTTCTATTTGCGATTGCAGTCATTAACTCACCTGTAGTGTAA